TATCTACTCTTGTGTTATAATGTACTAAATAGACAGATGTTTCACGTGAAACAATAAAGTGGGGTGAAGATGTTGAGAAAGAAAAAAGAAACGCAGCAGATAACGCCGGAAGCCATAGCGGCCGAGCTGGAAAAAGTAAACCTTGACGCTTCGACTCCGGAAGAAGAAAACAACTTCTGGAAAAAATATGAGGAGCAGCAAGAAAAGATAGAAAAACAGCATAGGGGGCGCGTTCGTGTCTCTCAAGAGGATACAAAAAAAGGCGGCTCGCCTAAAGAGGATATAGCGACGGTGACCAAAATCAGACCGGGGTACGTGCGCGTAGCGTCTGACCAAGAGAAAAAATTCTGCCGTGAGTACATGAAGACCTTCAACGCGAAAAAAAGCGCGCTGGCGGCAGGCTACGGCGATACCTACGCGGCTAAACGGGCGTATATGATACTGCGGCGCCCGTGGGTACAGACGTATCTTAATGAGCTTCGCGAAAAAATCGAAACGGAAGAAATCGCCGACGCAAACGAGACCTTGTTAAATCTTACCAGACAAATGCGCGGCGAGCTTGTCGAGACTATCGAGACACTAAACTATGCCGCCAGAGGTCAAGGACCAGATAAAGAATACGTTTTAATAGGTAAGACCGTGCAGCGCCTTAGCCTGCACAGAGCAGGCACGGAAGGAATGGCCAGATACCATAAGCTGTTTAATGAAAAGGCTGTGAACGTCAATATCACGCCGCAGATAGTCGTTGATATTCCGGGGGCGCTTCCGGCGGCAGAGAGCGTACCTATCCAGCCGACCATGAGCGAGGAAGAAATGGAGCGCAGAGCTGCGGAACTGGCAGAGCAAATGGGAGTGACGGGAGAAGATGAATTATCAGAACCAGAACCAGACACCGGAGACAAGGCTTAAACAGATAAAGCTGACTGACTGTATAGGTCCTGCATTTTATGGCCTGTACCACGCAGTAATGCAGCACGCATATACATATTACTGGCTATGCGGCGGCCGTGGTAGTTTCAAGTCGTCGTTTACCGCCATAGTGGCCATACTGCTGCTCATAAATAACCCTGCGGCGCATGTAGCTGTTATCCGGAAAAGAGATAACACGCTTAGAAAAACGGTTTATGAACAAATGCTATGGGCTATAGAAAAGCTGGGACTTACTGAATTTTTCATCGCCAGACTGTCGCCGCTTGAAATCATCTATAAGCCCACTGGCCAGAAGATTAACTTTTTCGGACTTAGCGACAGCAACACCTTGAAGTCGATTAAGGTATCCAATGGTTACTATTCTGTGTTATGGTTTGAAGAACTGGCAGAATATGACGGAATGGAAGAAGTAGACAACGCCCGTTTATCGTTCATGCGTGGCGGAGATAAATTCTGGGTGTTCTATACCTACAACCCGCCGCAATCGTTAAGCAGCTGGGTAAACGTCGAGACGCAGAAAAAGACCCCTGAAAAGATAGTACACAAGAGTAACTACCTGTATGGCCCGGCCGAATGGGTAGGGCCGATGATAGTAACGGAAGCGGAAACGCTGCGTAAATTCTCACCCCGCAGGTGGCGGCATGTGTTTTTAGGCGACGTTACCGGCACTGGCGGCGAGGTATTTAATAACTTGGTCCTGCGTGAGATAACGGACGAAGAAATTAAGAGCTTTGGCAATATCAAACGCGGCCTTGACTTTGGTTTTGCTAATGACCCGCTGGCGTACATGACGGGCAACCTAGACGTTGCGCGGCGAACGTTATACATATACAACGAATACTATCAAGTACAATGTCCACTGTGGACGCTTGCAGACCACATAAGGGAGGAAAACCCGGGAAATGAGCTTATAATATCAGATGTAGAGCCCCGAAGCGTTCACACGCTTAGAAGCTATGGTATAAACGTGAGAGCGGCCAAGAAGGGACCCGGAAGCCGTGAGGCTGGATACGACTATTTAAGCAAGGAGCTGCTGCGGATAGTCATAGACCCTAACCGCTGCCCGAATGCTGCCCGTGAGTTTGCTAACTATGAACTGAAAAAAGACAAAAACGGGAACTTTATAGCAACGTATCCCGACGGCAATGACCATACTATAGACGCTGTAAACTATTTATGCCAGAACAAGGGCGCTTTGCGAATTTCATAATCAGGGGGTAAACAAAGTGAAAAAGAAGCAGTTTAAACCGCTTAATATCCGCAGTACGGAGCTTTTAAACAGAAGCAGAGTAATTAGTCCTACGTCTGTAAATGAGACGCACAGAAAGGCGCTGAACGTCATTAATAGCGGTAACAACAATAACATCTTTATTGAACCGCGACTGGAAGACGTACAGACCATGTTCGGTATCCCGGAGACTATGGGGAATCCGGACGCAACCGCACAGGCCGCCAACGATGAAGCTATTAGCGCCTGTCATAGCTTGATACTTCACACCATGCGTGTATTGGGCGACAACGTTTATCCGCAGTTTCTAGGCTATGGCTATCTAACGGCGCTGACACAGAACCCACTTATTCGGACAGGCGTAGAGATGATAGCCTCTGAAATGACCGAAAAAGGCTGGAAACTCACCACGGAAAAAGAAGAAAGCCGGGAGAAGATTAAATTTCTTGAGTTGGAGTTAAACCGCCTGAACGTTAAAGATATGTTTTATAAAGCCATCTGCAACAATGGCTATATGGGCGGGTGTCTTGTTGGAATAGACTACGAAGGGGAAAGACCAGAAGACTTAGTAAACGCGATACCGCTTACCGCCGATGGCCTTCTAGGTAAGAAAATCAAAGGCCTGCGCCTGCTGGAAGCCTTCAATATCTCGCCCGGGGAATATGATTCTACTAACCCGATGAGCCAGAATTACTACAATCCGCAGACATGGTTTGTTATGGGCGTACCTATTCACCGCAGCAGGGTATTATACTTTTCGCAAAACGAGCTGCCTACGCTGCTGAAACCTGCTTATAACTTTTTCGGTATTCCACTTGCGCAAACCGTCTTAGATGTAGTTTCTCACTTTACCGAGTGCCGGGAAGCAGAAGCACGTTTGCTTACTAAATTCAGTTTGACCATATTCAAAACTAACCTCAACGCACAAATTCTCTCCGGTGCTGACTGGGCGTCTATAGACCGCCGGCTAAATCATTTTGCCAAAAATCGGAACAATGACGGCGTGCTCCTTATCGACAAGGAAGAGGAAGAAGTAGATGTAAAGATAACGGCTTTATCTGGCGTTCGTGAAATCGTATCGCAGGCGATGGAGTTTGTGGCGGCAATGTTTCAAGAGCCAGCAACTAAATTGTGGGGCATTGCGCCGCAGGGCATGAACGCTACAGGAGAAAGCGACCTTGAAAACCATTACAAGCACATCAGCAGCCAGCAGGAAAGGCAGCTTAGAAAGCCGCTTGAACGGTTGGTAAAGATACTGCAACTCATTGAATACGGCGAAATTGATGAAAGTATCGGCGTCGAATTTAACCCACTCTCTGAAAAGAGCGAGGAAGTAATGGCTACACTTCGACGCACTCAAGCCGAAACTGATAACCTCTATATAGCTATGGGAGCATTGGCACCAGAGGAAGTACGCGAGGAGCTTAAAACGCGTGATAACAGTCCTTACAACCATTTTATGGCTAACTTTGATGTAGAAGATACAGAAGAACCAAGCGCAGACTATAGCGAGATGATAGAGCTGTTAAAAAACGTCACGCCGCCAGAGAATAGCAGTCAGGGGTGAGTAAATGGCCAGACGCAGAAGGACAAGACGAGGGCAGACCTTCCTGCCGCCACACGTCTTTAATGCAGGCATACAGCAAAGCTATGCCCGCGAGATACGCCGCATTATCCGCCCCATGATGAAAACAGCTATCCCCTATGTCTTGAAGAACTACAAGAAATTTCTCAAGGGCGACCAGCTGGCGTATGATATCACCATTGAGGGGCAAGAGGTAAACCTTGACGAGCTTCTGGCGGTGCTGCGGCGGAAATTCCACCAGTACATTATGGACTTCAATCGGGAGCGGGCGGAGCGGGCGGCCATACGCTTTATCAACAAGATTGATAAAACCAACAGGGCGGCTTTAATGGCGGAACTAAAAAGAGTAGGCGTGGCGATTAAATTCACGGTAACACCAGCTTATGAACGCATACTAGAAGAAGCTGCCGAACGGAATGTAAATCTTATCAGGACTATTGCCCCTACTTTTTTTGATAAAATCATCAAAAGCGTGTATGAAAGCGCCAAACGTGGCCGGGATATGGCAAGCCTTTATCAAACACTGCTAGACATTGAAGGCGTTACAGAGCGTAAGGCGCAGCTGATTGCAATGGATCAGACGAACAAGGCCACGCAGGAGCTGGAACTTGCCCAATCCCGGGAGCTGGGTATAAAAACTGGCACATGGGTACATATTCCGGGCGAGAAAACGAGCCGTAAATCACATGAGGAGATGGACGGCAAAGAATTCGACTTGGACGAGGGATTGTTTGACTATGAGGTAGGCAAAAAGGTAAAACCGGGCGAGCTTCCCTACTGCCGCTGCACTTACAGACCAAACATCAGCGAACTGCTCGAAACCTAGTAAATACGTACTACAGGACTTTGAATATACACTTTTCTGCTATAATAAGGGAGAAAAGTATTGAATTTACACGTACTGTAGCAGAAAGCAAATGTAGATTTGGGGTATACCCACCCCCCGGGGATAGGATTTACACCGTTTAAACTGTGTGCATAGTTTGCTGGTAAAAGTCCAGGAAATTGCGCATAAATACCTCAAAATTATTCATGCAAGTTAAGAGGTGATAAAGTGGAAAAAGATAACAATTTGACCTTCGACGCCGCCCCGTCAGCAAGAAGGATAGACGATAACGGATATCTGCACGTATCAGCCTGCCCGATATCCAAAGCCTGTATCAATCCTTATTATGGCCGGGAGATACCCGGAGCCGCCGAACTGGGACTTAACCCCACGGGGATATACTACGGCTACCGTGACCCGGACGAGCTGGCCAAAGCGGCCGAGACTTTCAACGGCCTGCCGCTGCTGCTTGAACACCACTTCGACAGCGCAGACGAGCCGCAGAAAGAGCACCGTGTAGGAGCTACCGGGACAGACACCACGTTTGACGCTCCGTATCTGCGCAATACCATATCAGTGCAGGACGCTGACGCGATTGGAAAAATCGAGCGTGGAGAGTTTAAAGAGCTTTCATGCAGCTACCGTTATACGCCTGACTTCACACCGGGCGAGGTTGACGGCGTAGCGTATGACTTTATAATGAGAGATATCAAGGGTAATCACGTTGCCCTTGTGCCACGTGGCCGAGCTGGTTCCGATGTGGCCGTTGCCGATAGTATGCCCGCTGGGCTAGCTATAAACAATACCCCGAAAGGAGAGTTAAAAGAAATGGCAAAATTTAGAATTACCGAGCCAGTGCAGCGCTTTAAACAACGCCGCGCAAAAGCTTTGCACTCTGTTCTTGCAGCTGACGCTGACTTAGGAATTGAAAAGAGTGAGACCGAATTGGGCAACTTACTCAAAGCAATTCAAGTAGTGGAAGCGCAAGTTGAGGGCGGATATTCTCCCCGCGATGTTGGTGTTGATATCGACGAAAACGCAACCGTTGACGAAATCACTGACAAGCTTTTCCCCGGCTTGGAAGCTGCCGCTAAAGACAAAATCCGCGCTTTCCTGCTTAGCTTGAAAGGCACCAAAGCAGAGGACGAAGCCGCCGAAGCTGTAACCAAACCAGCCGCCAAAGACGCCGAAGGCAAAATGACATTTGCAGAAGGTGTTAAATATGGTGAAGAACTGGAAAAGAAACCCGGCGAACGCGAAAAGCTGGATAAAGAACATGAAAGCGAAGGCATGAAAAAAGCCTTGGGTGAAGACGACGAACTTTCTGAAAAAATGAAAGACCCTGCTTTCAAGGCAGCGTTTGAAATGGGCGTTAAATACGGCGAGAAACGCGAAAAAGCCGACCCGAAACGTATCGACCGCGACCACGAACGCGAGGGCGAAGAAAAATACTTGGCCGAAGACGCACTGCCTAGCATTTTGGCGGCAGAACGCAAAAAGATTGAAGCAAGTTTCCGCGAACGCAATGCTGCTGCTGAAACCTGTCAAGCATTCTTAGGCCGCAAAGTCGACCCGCTGGCTTATGATAGCGCAGATGATATCTATGCTGCTGCACTCAAAGCAGAAGGCTTCAATGTTTCCGAGTATTCGCCTACCGCCTATAAAGGCATGGTTGACGCACTGCGCAGAAGCAAACAAACTGAAAAATGGGGCGCTGGCCGCGTTGCTATGGATTCCGCAGTCTCCGTACCGGACTATCTGCAAGGCCTGAATAAAATCAGCGTTCGATAAGAAAGGAGCGTAAAAAAATGGCGTTTCAAAAAACTGTAAACACTTACCCCGGTATTGGTATTCCGGGCGCATATGCAGCTATTAACCCTATCGTATCTACCGCCAAAGGCTATGTTGCTAGCGCTGCCTGCAACATCGGCGGCTTCGTATGGGCTGACGCAGATAAAGAAGGCTGCGTTAAACCTACCGGCACTGGGCGCCCTCTGGGCTTTGCAGTGCGCGAAATCACCAACCCGCTGGGAATTGATGTAGAAGCTTCTAACACCGTTCCTGTCGGTTATCCTGTATCTGTAGAGGTAAAAGGCGATTTCTTTGCTGTTACCACTACCGCCGCAACTGTCGGCCAGAAAGTATTTGCTGTTTTAGCAAACGGTACTATCAAAACCGGAGATGCGCAAACAACCGTTGAAGGTGCCATAGAAACTGACTTTGAAGTAATTCAAGCCGGTGCTGCTAGCGACGTAATTATCATTTCAAATTGGCGTGGGGCTGTTGTTCCTGCCAGCACTCCGAGCGGTTCTTAATTTGACCGTAAGAACAAAAAGAAAGGGGAACAGTAAAAATGCCAATGAACATTGACCAACAAGTAGCACTTATGCGCGAAAAAGGTTTTGTATTTGATGACCATTATAAAATTCGTGGCATTATGGCTAACGACGCCGACATTGAGCGTTTGGCTTATGACGCCGCAATGGTAACCGAACCGAACAGCGGTGTACCTGTAGAATTTACATCTTATCTTGACCCGCGTGTTATTGAGATTCTGACCGGGCCTCGCAACTCCCGCGAGATTTTCGCAGAGGTTAAAAAAGGCGACTGGACTACATCTTATGCACGTTTTGAAGTCGACGAAATCACCGGAGCTGTAGAAGCTTACACTGACTACGGCAATGCTGGAATGGCTGACGTCAACCCGACCTATCCGGTCCGTCAACAATACGTATTTCAAACTAACATCCGCTATGGCGACCGTGAACTAGACTATGCGGCTAAAGCACGTTTGCAATTAGCAGCACGTAAACAACGCGCCGCAGCTACCACTATCGACATCGCTCAAAACAAATACAATTTGCTGGGCGTCGAAAACATGGAAATCTACGGCCTGCTGAACGAGCCTAACCGTCCGGCTGCTATCACTCCGGGAACTGGTGAAGACGGTAACACTTGGAAGCTCAAAACTACTAAAGAAATTTACGCAGACTATCTGCTGTTGTTCCAGAACTTGGCTAAAAACTCTATGGGCCACATCCGCAACGACAGCGATTTGATTCTCGTAACTTCTCCTTCCTCTGCTGTTGAACTGGGTAAAGCAACCGACTTTAATGTATCCGTAATGGATATGATTAAACGCTATACCCCGAACATCAAATTTGCTCAACTGCCGGAACTGGAAAACTCCTCTAGCAGCACTGTACTTCTCATTTGCCGCAGCATTAACGGCGAGCCTACAGGCGAATTCGGCTTCTCCGAAAAAATGCGCGCAATGCGCTTAGTGCCTGAAACTTCAAGCTTCAAGCAGAAATTTGTCGGCACTTCCTACGGCTGCATTTTATACAGACCGTTTGCCGTTGCTACAATGACTGGTGTATAATCTAGGGTAAGGGAGAAAAGAAAAATGGCGAGATTGACGAAGAAGAAAACCGAAACTGCTAAAGCAGCAGAGGTAGCTACCGAAACACAAGAAACCTTAGCAGCAGAAGCGGCGGCAGAGGTCGCCGCCGAAGCTGTGAAAGCCACGGAAGAAGCAGCAGAGCCTACACCGTATGAAGCGGCGCTTAAAGAAGCCGAAAAGCAGGCGGAAGAAGCAGCCAAAGCGGCGGAAGAAAAGAAGGTCAAAGCAGCGTCTGTCAATAGTGCTAACCGCGCTGTTATTGATACCTCTGATACTGTGACCTTATGTCTTAACTATCCGCAGGACTTGGAACTTGCTATCCCGACTTCTAAAGGCACTATTGAACGCATTATCCTTAACGGGAACAATGCCCACTTACGGGGCAAGGAAAAGGGCATTAACCCTGTCGGCGCTTATGGCGTAACTCCTAACGTCCCCCGTGCAGCTTGGGAATGGTTCTGCAAAAACTATCCGGAATTTTGGCTAATCAAAGAACATTTACTGTTCTGCGCTACTAAAGACGACAAGTATAGCGTCGAAGCAGAAACAGACGAGCGCAAAGCGCTTAGAAATGGCTTTGAGCCTGCCGCCAAAATGGCAGGGCCAGAGGGCAGAGAAGGTTCAGTTACCCCGGCAGAATAGGGGGGAACTACTATGTCTAAAGAAGACAACATTGTTGAATTCGACCTTGAGGACTTTAAAGCAAAGTATCCGTTTATCACTTTGCCGGACGCGCAAATTGAGAACAATTTCGATACCGCCACTTATTTAATCAACAATGGCCCCGCTTCGGCAGTCCAAGACTACGACGAGCGGGCAAAGCTCCTTGAACTGATGACCTGTCATTTATCCGAATTGCAAATGCGCGGCCCGCTGGCAGTAGGCAACGTGGCAAGTGCGACGGAAGGCAAAGTTTCCGTTTCGTATGCCGTGCTGGCGAAAGCCAACTGGTACACGCAGACGCAATGCGGCTTCCTTCTTTGGCAGCTTATGCAAAAATATATCAGCGGGGGCCGTTGGTACAATGGGCTTTCATGTTGAGCTAAAGGCGGGCGGCGGTAGCGGGGAATTGCTGGGCAACTTTAAAAGAGTTGTCGGCCAGCTGGCAAAGCAAAACCCGCAGCTGGAAATAGGCTTTCCAGAGGGGTCAACGTACCCGGACGGGAAAAGTGTAGCGTACATCGCTTACATTCAAAATGTGGGCCTTGGTGGCGTCCCTGAACGGCCTTTTATGCAAAAGACCGTCGAGGAAAAAAGTAAGGACTGGCTGGGCTTCCTTGAAAGAATTTTCAAGGGGCACATCATCGAACAGGACATATTTGTCCGAGCCTTGCGGGCACTAGGACCGTCGGCGCGTACCGATTTGCAAATGACTATTCGCAACTGGCCGCCGGGAGAGCCCCGGCTTAACAAGCCTGCTACGATAGCGGCTAAACGCCGGAAGATGAAGAACGGGAAGTCTTTAGGGGTAAGTAACCCGGAACGGGCACTTATTGACACATCAACAATGATTAATGCTGTTAGCTGGCAGATTGCCAACGAAAAATAAAAAGGAGAATAGCAGATGTTAGGGATGAATTTACATGCTATAGTGAGAGGTTCAATAACGTCGGTACACCCGGACGAGACAGTTACTCTTTATCAGTCTGACGGGCAGGCTGTGGCGTATGGGAGAGTGACGCCGTACTATAAAGAGCCGATTACGATAGCAGCGCAAATTCAGCCGAACGCTGAAAACTCCCTTGATCATAGCGAAAACGTGCCCGATATGCCGCATACAGAGCAGATGTTTGTTGACAGTAGTCAACTGTTGCCCGTAGACGGTATATCGCGGGTGCCGCTATGTAGGACAGGTGATATCATCCAGCGCGAAGATGGGACCTACTGGCACATCTCCAAAGTGCTTGAAGACTGGTCAGCACATGCAGGGTGGGCGAATTTTGAAATCACCCAACTTGTGACGCCGCCGGTACTACAAACACGGCCAGCGCCGGAGCCAGAGCCTGACCCGGAAGAACCCGACGAAGGCGAGGGAAACTAAATGCCTGTATCTGATGTAGAAAAAAAAATAAACGTCGCAGTTACCGAGTTTCTGTTGAAGTACATGCGGCCGACGCTTGACCCGCAGCGCGTGTTTGAGGGCAACCAGAACAACATGGCGCTACCCGGCGATGAACGGGAGCACACATTGTTTTACTTGAGCCAGACGCGCCGTATAGGGACAAACACAGGTGAAAGCCAAGTTACCCCGGAAGGTAATGTTATCACGGCCACTTTACGGGAATACGTTGTAACTGTTGATTTTTGCGATACCGATATCGACCGTTCACGGAGCAGGGCCGAAGGACTAGAAACCTTGAGCCGTAGCGCCTATGCGGCCGATTTTTTTCATAACAACTATGACATTGGCTTACTGTACGCTGAAAACATGGTGTATCTGCCTTACGTAGACGACACTAATCAGTTTATCAACCGCTTCCAAGTCAAACTGCACCTGTCTATGTGGTCAACATATTCTATCGAAGTCGAATACTTCGAGCGGGCAAGTGTGACTAGACTGGAAAATGTTGACGTACATCACCCGCCAACAAACTAATTAAAGGGGGTATCTAATAAATGGCTATTCCTGCAAGTAGACTTGTAAACATCACGCCGCGCGTTATTTCTTCTGGTTCCACAGAGCTAGAACTTGCTGGCGTTCTGCTTACTAAAAACGCTATCATGCCATATCCGCTGCTTATGGGCTTTACTGGCCAGCAGGCAGTAGGCGAATACTTCGGCTATGACAGCGACGAGTATCGTCTTGCGGTTATTTACTTCTTAGGCTTCACGAACAGCAGCAAGAAACCCAACACGCTTTATTTCTTCCGCCGTGCGGATGAAGCTATCGCAGGCGCCTTAATAGGCAGCCAAGCGCTGGGAGTAACCGACCTGCAAAAAATCACAGATGGCGGCTTTACTATCTCTGTAGACGGTACGCCGATAACTGTTACCGGGCTGGACTTTTCCAGCGCCAAAACTCAAAGCGATATCGCAGCTTTGATTCAGGCAAAAGTAACCGGGACAACAGTCACTTTCAACACCAATCAGAAAAATTATCGCATTGTCTCAAATACTACGGGCAATGATTCCAGCGTGACCTATGCGACCGACGGGACCGATGTAGAAGCTTTGGGAACCGACGTAGCCACTGCGTTGGGCTTGACCGCCGCTGTTGGCGCCGTGGTAAGTCAAGGCACTGCTGCCGTGACACCTACCCAAACCATGAACGCAGCTGTTAAACAGTCTGAAAACTGGGTAAGCTTCACCACTGTATATCAAGCAAGCACAGAGGAAGCTTTAGAGCTGGCAGCGTGGAGCAACAGCAACTTGAACAAGTTCCTTTATTGCGCATACAGCATGGACGCTGGGCAAATTGCTGGCGGTGATTCTTCCTTGCCCGGCCAGCTGGCGTTCAACGACTATGAGGGAACTATTAACACCTACGATAACGGCGAGGTATCTGTGTTCGTTATGAGCTGTGCGGCTTCTATCGACTGGAACCGTGAACAGGGTGCTATCTCTTGGGCGTTCAAGACACAGAGCGGACTTGCTCCGACTTGCACCGATGACCAGACACAGGCAAGCCTGCTGAACAACAAAGTCAACTTCTACGGCCGCTATGCGTCCAGAAGTGAGCAGTTCAATATCTTCTATAATGGCGCTATGAGTGGCGGCAGCTATGGCTTCGTTGATGTTTACATCAATATGATTTGGCTGCAAAACGTTATGCAGACTGCCTGCCTGAACGGTATGCAGCAAACTCAACGCCTGCCATATGTAGACCGTGGCTATACCATGATTAAAGCATGGCTGACAGACCCGATTAACAGAGCGCTCACAAATGGCGTAATCGACCCCGGTGTTAGCCTGTCCGAAGCGCAAAAAGCGCAGCTGTACCAAGAAGCAGGCGAGGACATCAGCACCGAGCTGTACACTAATGGTTTTGTCATTAGGGTAACTGACCCGGCGCCAGAAGTAAGGGCAACCAGAGGAACGCCAAACATTTCTGTATGGTACACCTACGGCGGCAGCGTCAATAAAATTGAATTCCCGCTTACAGCGGTAGTATAAAGGGGGAAACTAGACTATGAGCAGCAACATCACATCTGCTAACGCTACGGCGGTTATGATTATTAATGACCTTTTCCCCGTCGGCTTTGCTGTTGAGGGATTCGCTACCGACCAAGCAATCAACCAAGACGAGGAAACACTGGCCGTCACCAGAATGGGCGTCGATGGCAAGTTGAGCGCTGGTTATACTCCGTCTAAAAA